GCACCAGCGGCCGCACCACTTCTAATAGTGGAAAGGTCGTTAATAACATCTTGCTTTGCAGCCAACAAAGTGTTCAGTTGAGCAGTTGTAGTGTAGGCCGCAAGAGCAGTATTAAGGGCAGAAGTGGTTACATAATCAGAAAGGTCAATCGCTGTAGAACCAATCTGTTCCCACGAATAAGTATAGGAACCTTCAGAGCCAGAACGAATAGTGATATATTCATCCTTGACATTCTGAGTCTCGGGTCTTGAAGAAGGTATAAGATAAATCTTATACATCGTAGACGCAGAGGCTGTAGGCAAGGAGGCAGCTACTTCATAAGAAAATTGGTTTACTGCCGCGATAAGAGAATCAACTTCTGTCTTGTTATATGTCTCACTCTTAAGATAATAGTTAATAAGGTCATCAACAGAGTTGGTGATAAAACCAGAAATAGCCTGTGTAATAACCTTATTTTGAACTGGATTTTCAGAAGTGTCAGACATTTCAGTATCAACGGAAATGGTAGAACCGCCTCCGTCAATAATCATATTCCCGGGACCAAGTATACTCTCACCATTGATAGTCTTGATGTTTACACCAGAGTTGAGTAAATCTTGTTTCTGAGCAAGAGCCTCACTTAAACCCTCTACAGCGGAAACTTCAGTTATCGGATGAATTACTTGATGCCTTTCGTTTTTAATTGTTTTCTTTATTGCCATGTTTATTTACTTTTAAATAAGCATCTAAATCTTTCTTATACCAGAAAAGTTCCTTAAACCCTGCTACTTTCTGACCTGCTGGAAGCTTTCCTGCTTTGACAAGATTATCAAAAGTGGCTCTGCTAGTGTTAATATAAGTGTATGCTTGATACTTACTCATTGGAGTATCCTTTCTTACATACTCTTTCAGGATAGTAGCCATCTGTAAGGCTTCTTCCTCTGTTATGTTAGTGTTACCAGCGTCAATGTCTTTATCTATCTTTCTTAGAAGTTTTTGCAGTACTTTTATCATTCTTACATTTCTGATGTAAATACAATATAATATAAAGGAATACCCCAGTAATCATTATGTGTATCAGAAACATTCCTATATCTGAAACCGGGATGCCTATGTAATAATCGTAGATTGATAATAAGTCATTGACTACTACATAATTAAGAAACATCCTATGGTATGCACAGAAACCAAAACAGTAACTTGCAAGATAGATGAATGAAAGTGAAAGTAAAGAAGTACATCCGATATAAGAAAACAGTACGATATCTATACCAAAGTAAGATAGGGTACTATTTAATAGGGATATTAAAGCCAGTAGCATTGGTATCACCTTTAATACCCCTATCGTAAGTTTATGAAGACTTCTTCTTAGAAAGAGCCCCTCCGCATCCAAACCGTCTCTTTGTTTTAGTTAACCCGGGTGTATGCACTAATGGCTTGGGCCTATTGGTAGTAGTAGTCTTCTTTGCTTTAGACTTAGCCATTAGAAGTAGTATCCACAATGTTAATGACCACTTTCTTCATACCATCCTTGCCTGTAGAAGGAGTAACATTGATTGTCTGTCCAGCGGTGGCAGTCTTAAGGTCTACAGTAGCAGACTTAGAATTCTCAAGGACATATTGGTCAACATGCTCATCTACAATAACAGCAAGCTCACCGGCATCGTTTCTCTTTTTAAGAGCAGTAATAACACCATTAGCATTGTACTCAACATAGATTTCGTCTTTAGTGACAAGATTCGGGTCACCAGTGACGAGGTTTAATCTAACTTTCTGTTTCATATTGTCTCTTATTTAATAATTTCTTTTAACTCTGCTAAATCAGAATTCTCATCGGCTTTACGCATAGCACTCGCCAAAACAAAATTTGTGAGTGTGATGATTTGTTTGCGGTTCTCAGAGAGTTCCTGCTTAAGATTGTCAACCTCTTCCTTTAATTCTCCATTTTGGGTTTTAAGGTCTTCAATCATGTCTTCATACATTTTCTTGTAGGCTTCAATGGCAGCATCGAAGTTCTGCACTCTTGTGGTTTCCACTTCGGCATTATATTTTCTCCGAGTGAATAGCCAACCAAAGAAACTACCAAGTCCAGTAGTGGCAACATAACTGATTATAGACCAGAGATTTCCGTAGTCTTCCATAACTATTTACTAATTGTTTTCTTGTTTATTTGTTTTTCTTTAAGTCTGGCGTCTGTCTTGGCTTTGTCCTTGTCAAACGCCAGTCTTTCTCTATCTAATTTAAGTTTAGCATCAAACTCTCTAATCTTCTCTGCCAAGCTATCTTTAGCCTCCTGAGAATATTCAGGCTCTTCAATACCATCGTCTAAGTTAGCATTGGCTTGAATATTAGCAACAAGAATCTTAGTTTCGTTATCTCTCATGTTCATCTGGTCCTTCATCTGCATCTCCATCTGCTGTTGTTCCAGTTGAGCCTGAGCGGCCTGCTGTTGTGCTTGCAGTTGCTGTTGCTGTGCCTGCTGCGCTCTCTCCATAGTCTCTCTTTCATCCTTCTCAACCATTCTCTGCTTTTCAGCGATAGAACTAGAGCCATAGAGATTCATAATCGTAGAGAATCTTAAGGTTTGAGTCTGCAGAGCAGCCTGTGCCAGCGTATCAAGTTTCTGATTAAGTTCCTGAGCAGAATTGCTGCTATCTACAACAAGACCATAGTCACACTCAGCAAACTCATCACCATTAATTTCCATAACTCTAAGAGAGTTATCAGAAAGGATATATTGGAACTTCTTGGTTCTCCCTCTCAGAGCAATCTTAGCAGTCTCAAGGAAGCACTCAAGAACTCTCTTCTTAAGGTCTTCGTGGATAGTAAACAGCCATTCAGTGATATGGGACGATTGTAAAGTAGCCCTCTCAACGCCTCCCACAGTTTCTCTGTTGGCAATCTGACCTTCTCTCTGCTTAGATATACCAACAACTTCAGCCATCTCCATCTTGATGAACTCAAGAAGATTGATATGTTGTTGAATGGAATTACCTAATTCAGCATCAAGAACTCCAGAAGAAGCATTATTCAATGCACCGGCTATCTTACCGGTAGCGGCACCAATATTACCTTCCTTGAAGGAATCAATAACCGCAACACTATTTGTTCTAGCATAGTACAGCCACTTATTAACATCCCAACCCTTAGGAACTTTCGCTAAGTCAAGGTAAATAATCTTACCATAATTCTTAGCAATAAGTCTGTTCAGTCTGTCGTGAATAACATCGTAGAGATAATTGTATCTCTTCATCATATCCACCAGAGAGAATGGTCTTTCATCGTTGAGATTATAAATGGACCCAACAATACCAAAGTGACAACGGGAAGGGTTACTCAGTCTATTATACTGAATAGGTCTAGGTCTCATATTGACATAGATATCCTTGCCAATCTTAGTACCTTCCCAAGCCTCGTTAATCCAGAAGATTTGCTCTTCTTCGCCAAGGTCTTCATTGCAGACATAAGTCTCAGGATAGAAAGTGTACACTTCCTCACCTGTCATAGGGTCGTAAGACTTGACTTTCTTTATCTTCCTTCTGGACTTCCAGTATATTCTAGAGACTCTAATGTTGCCAGCAAAGTCATACGGCAGGAGATTGTCATACTCATCAACAGAGAAAAGAGTCTCAGGGTCTACAAAGAAATTCTCTTCAACCACATCGCTAACCATGTGACCGTGAATAAACCCAGCTCTGTCATCTATGTTATCCATAGAATCAGTCATAGGGTCTGTAGTCATAGCGAACGGTAACTTCTCTATGTATTGAATATCCTTATTAGTCAGAACATCATAATAGGTATCAATAACTCTACCGGGAGACCAGTAGTCTTCGATAACTATCATATCTGCATCTTCAACTCTGTTGCTGAAACCAGATTTGTATATTCTAACTTTATTAGGATTAAGTCTTTCGACAACCGGCTCTCCTCCAACGATGTCACACTGATAAAGTTCTTCAGCGACAGCCGCAGCATCCATAAAGCCTTGGTTGAACATAAACGGGATATTATACTCCTTAACATAGTGGTTAAGGAGAGCATTAGCTCTAATCTCCCGCATGTCCTGCCATTCATAAGAATAGTATTCTCCGAGCTTTTCAAGTTTCTGATTGAACTCATCTTCAGATTGAGAATTCTCAGCAATTAATTGTTGTAAAGAAGCAAATACTTGCTGTTTCTTTTCATTCTCAATTTCAGAGATTGCATTAGGGTTGGTGATAACAACTCTATAATCAAAGACTCTCTTAGCCTCCTCGCCTCTAAGCACATTCAACTTAGAGTTCATAATAGGATAGTGCTGGATTCTATCAGGAATAAAACCAGCATCAAGATTCTCGGGGTTAATTATAATTTCAAGGTCCCTCATATGGAGGATACCATTGAGTAAATCATAATTTATTTTCTTATGAATAATAGACTTTCTAACGGGATTATATGTGATTGTTCCCTGCTCTGCACCCCAGTCAACGCATTGCTTCCGCCAAGATTTGGTCTTAGCGGAAAACGATAATTGCTGTGGAGGAAATCCGTTATATTGTCTACTCATATATCACCATTTAAAATCGCTACAAAATTAAGAAAGTATTCTCAATAAAACAAATAAATAAATAAAAAATTAAGTATGCTCTTAGTTTTTGCTAAATTTACTGAACCTAGCGTCATAATTCTTAGTAAAGAAGGGGTCATTCCCTAGGTAACTAGCATCGGCTTTCTCTTGTCTGTCAATGCTCATATCCCCTTGATATAGAATGATTTTCTCTTGTCTATAGAGCATAACCATGCCTAATGCTCTGATTCTATCAACATTTAACTCCGGAGTATACGCGATAAGTTCTTCCAGAAGGGCCCTATTCCTAACAGTGTAGAGAAGAGGTATTTCAACTTGAACATCAACACCATCAACCTTTTGAGTAGCCACAATCTTCTTGCATAACCAGTCTCTAATCAGATTGTTAGCATAGTCATTAATAGCGGCTGAAGCATTAACACCCTTAGCATTAGAACCAAAAGCACTATACTTAACCAATTGTTTGTCTCTCAAATACTCAGGAGTATCCGCTAAAAGGTGTGTACAATTACACTTAGCAAAGTATGCAAACAGTCCCTTCTTATTGGATTCATAGAGGCACCTTGCGTTATAGAACAGACACAGTAATCTGACTACTTCAAAGTTGTCATCAGCGAAAGGATGTCTTCCTGTATACTCTGCAACGATTTTATCAGTAAACAAATCAAACACAAAGGTGGAACTCAAGGAAGAAGATTCTGCTTGGTCATTGTCGACAGGGTCGTGGCCTATAATATATCTGCCTTCAAAAACATTTCCTTCACGGTTTTTCTCTGGCATTTCAAAAATCTCAAGTGCTCCTTGTGTTGAATTATCTACTCCGTACTTATGAATAGGAGTATCATTTGTCGGCCTGAAGGTAACCTCACCATCACGATAGACTAACTCTCCCACATAGACATCATTATAAGCATTAGGGTCTTGGTCTAATTGTGCGAGTCTTTCAGTAAGACTGTTCACAGGGAAGTAAGCAGCCTTAACTTTAATGATGGCTTCTGCAGGAGTAATCGGGTCTTCCGCGATAACTCTTAGAACAGACTGAGGGTCTGCAGAATACTTTGCTTTATAACGAGCCATCAGTATCTCCAGAAGAGCCTTAACTACATCAGATACACCATCTTCGTTGTAGCATCCCGCTCTATTGATGTATGCCGGGAAGAAAAAGCCAAATTTAGCCTTACCCTGACCTTTCTTGTCAAACACATTAGGGATAGAGTAAATATTATAACCCTCAGGATTGTACAACAGTGTCTTAGCAGAAGTGAAGTCAGACTCCTTTTCAGCTGCAGTACCTACAAGATACATAGTAGCAAAAGCATAGTCGCCATCTTCAACACCTTTTCTTGTAGAGTCATAAAGAGCCAACAGTCCTTTGAAGGAACCCATTTCCTCAAAGAGAATCCAACCTCTCTTACCTCTTAACTTATCTGGATTATCCTTAGCAGATACACCTAACACTTGATTAAGAGAACCAGCCTCAACTCCTAACTCATTGATATAGCCCATTTGCCATGACATTTCATTAGGAGATTTTTTAAGCATAAGGTGAGGGAAGGGGGTGTGGGTAAATATAAATCCTAAAGCAGGCTTAAACTTGGAGAAAGTACCATCCTTATCATCCTTAAGATATTCCTTCTCATAAGCAGTAAGCACAGCGGTTCTTCTTCTGTGTGTCTCAGGATTAGGGTCAGCCTCTCCTAAAATTAAGTTGTGAGTCATAATGGAAGACAAGCTATAAGACTTCGCACATCCACGCTTAGCCAACTCAATGGCGTGTTGACCCTCAAGTTTTGCTTGCTGCAGATAATGGAATCTCCAATAAATTCCCTCAAAGAAATAAGGGAAAGACTCTACACGCTCAGCTCTTTTTGTGCCCTTGATGATTCTATTAATCATCATAGGGTTATAATTGAGAAACCAATAACAGTATCCAGTTATCCACTCACCATCACTTTCTCTTACATAACCCTCATAGCATCTTCTCTTTTCTTCTGCCCAGAACTTCCTGTATTCAGAATGGGG